GACGGCTGCCGGAACACTGAGCGCCACGCTGGCCAATCAGGACGCCGGCCTGGTGTTCGCTGGGCCTGGATCAGGCGCTGCGGCAACGCCTGGATTCCGGGCGCTGGTGATGACTGACCTGCCGGCGGTGATTGCCCCGGCTACAGCGCTGACGCTACCGAATGGCGCTGCTGGCTCACCGGGTGCGCGGCAGATCTATGCGGTCTCCGACACGCTGCGGTATCGGGACTCAGGAAACACCGAGCGACTGCTGCTGAATGCAGCGGACAACCTGGCGAATCTGGGCAATGCAGCAACGGCCCGGACGAACCTGGGTCTCACCGCCTTGGCGACTGCAGCGGTCGGCAGCGGCCTGAGCCTGAGCGGCGGGACGCTGAGCGCTACTGGTGGTGGAGGCGGCGGCTCCAGCAACCAGCAATACACGGCGGGGTATTGGATTTCACCGGTCAATACCGTGGCAACGACTGGCAACACAATGGTGGCGAACAACATTGCGCTGCATCCGTTTGTGTTGGACCGATCGGTCACGATTGGTGAACTCGGCGCGCGCGTCAATACAGCAGTTGCGAGCACATCAATTCAGCTGGCGATATACGGATCAGCAAATGGCGAACCAGATGGTGCACCGCTTGCAACAACGGCGAGCTTGAGTTCAGCGACAGCAACAACCGTGTCAGACAACGTTGCTGATTTCAATTTGACTGGCGGCGTGACGTATTGGATGGCCGCGAATAGCGATGGCACTCCAGCATTGCAAGGCTTTACAGGCTCATCTTTGAATACGGGGGCAATTGTAGGAGCGCCAACACTGGCTCAGTTATCAACTGGCAATACCGCAGCCAACCCATGGCGGTCGGCGGCTGCAACATTCGGCACGTGGCCAACGTTGACGGCCGGGGCGACGACTTTGCAGGGAGCCGGCCCACGCGGCGGAATTGTGTACCTGTACGTCACGGCGCTCCTGTAATGGCCATCGCGTATTCCCCCACTGGCATCACGATCACGGACGATCGCAACCCATCCCGCCCGCCGCTGGTGCTACCCGCCACGGCGACACCAGCAGAGGTGGAGTCTGCAGCGGCAGGGTATCTGCAGCCGGTGCCAGAACCGGACTACGACGGGTTTGGGTTCTGGCTGCTGACCACGCCTGAGATCAAGCAGGCCTATGACATTGCGTTTGCCGGCGACAAGCTGGCAGCCGGTTCGCTGCCGTCTGCGGTGCTGGTTGCAGCTGACGGCGAGCCAAAGCACTTGAGGACCGCGCTGCTGTTGCTGCGGCATCAGGGACTGTTGAACCAGGCGACATTGGCGGCGATGCTGGTCGCTGCGCAGCAATGCAACCTCCCGCCTGAGTTCCTGTCGGCGTTCGGTGAGCAGCCATGACCACCAAACGCGAACAGATCCTCGCGGCCGTAGACACCCTGCTGGCCGCCACCACAGGCGCGACAGGCCGGGTGTATCGCAGCCGGCAGGAAGCATTCAGCCGCAATGAATCACCCTCGGTGGTGATCGAGCCGGGGCCGAGCACCGCCAGCCCTGAACCGGTCAGTACCTGCAAAATCGACTGGTCTTTCATCCTGGTAATCACCGTCTACGCACGCGGCGCTATCCCCGATCAGGCCGCAGATCCAGTTGTGAAGTCGATTCACAGCCTGCTGATGAGTGATCGCAGCTTGGGCGGCCTCGTCATGGACATCTGGCCGGGAAACCGCGATTCGGAATTTGCAGCGGCTGAGACTGCTTCGCTGCGCGAAATGCTCACCTACCGCGTTCAATACCGCACCAGCATCGAAGATCTGGGCGCCTGAATCGTCTCCATAGCCTGAAGTACACGACCCAGCGCTATGGCTCGAACCACAGACCCTGCACCGGAGGAATCCGCACCGTTGGTGTGTCCTGCACCTGAACCGGTGGCGTGTCCTGCGCCTGATCCGTATGCGGGTCTGGGCGGTGACTATGTGCTGGATATGAGCACTGGCGAGCGTAAACCCAAAACTGAGGAAGTCTGATGGGCCTTCAAACGAACAAGCGTTGGATTGTTGTCGAGTCTGAGGCCACTTACGGCGTCGATCCTGTACCCGACGGCGCGGATGCCATCCTGCTGCAGAGCCTGAACCCCACGCCCATGCAGGGCGACACGGTGCAACGCGAGCTGGTGCGGGGCTACCTCGGCGCGGGCGAACAGTTCATGGCCAACGTTCGCAGCGGCTGCGAGTTCGGCGTGGAACTGGCCGGCTCGGGCGTTGTCGGTGCTGCCCCCCGGCCTGGCCGACTGATCACGGCGTGCGGCTTTGCTGCTACCACAACCGCGTCAGTCGTTACCGGAACCGCAACCGCTGGTGGTGTAAACAGCATCACCCTCGCCGCGGCTGCCAGCGCCGTGAACGGGTTCTACACGGGGATGATTCTGCGCATCACCGGCGGCGTGGGTGCTGGCACGGTTGCACTGATCACCAGCTATGTGGGCGCCACTAAGGTCGCCACGCTGCTCCCCCTGGCCGGCTCCGTGACGCCCACGGCCACCAGCGTGTACAGCATCGATGTGCAGACCGCCTACACCCCGGTTTCTGGGTCGTATGGCAGCGCCACGATCTACACCTACATCGACTCGGTGGTGCATCGTTCCCCGGGCAACCGCGGAACGTTCTCGCTGAATGCTGAGGTTGGCGGGTTGCCGCTGCTGAATTTCACCATGACGGGGCTCTATTCGGCTCCGGCTGATGTGACGCCACCGGTTGCCAGCTACGGCAACCAGGCCACGCCGAACGTGTTCAGGCAGGGCAACTCTGGCGGCTTCCGGCTGGGCGGCTACAGCGGGTGCCTGCAGAGCGTGTCGCTGGACATCGGCAACACGATCAACTACAGCGAGCGGGTCGGCTGCGGCAAGGAAGTCACGATCGACGACCGGGCCATCACCGGCAACGTGCTGATCGAAGCCCCGACGATGGCGCAGAAGGATTTCTTCACCGATGCTCTCAACGACAGCCTGCTGGGCGAGCTGTCGTTCCTGCACGGCACGGTCGCCAACAACATCGTGGGGATCTACTCCAACCGGGTGAAGATCGGCGCTCCTGCCTATGAGGACCTGAACGGCACCCAGATGCTGCGGATTCCCGTGACGCTGGTGCCTTCAGCTGCTGGTAACGACGAGCTGCGCATCGTCTACGCCTGAGCCATAGCCTGAAGAGCCTGGGGAGGCACTCTGAGCGTCTGCAGAAATGCGGGCGCTCTTTACTTTGTGGGGCACCGTTGGTGAACCCCCATGGCTTTTGTTCTGTCTCAGAGCCCCTCTTACAACTGGCCCGTCCCTGTCCAATTCCCGATTGACGGCGGCCGGTTTGACAAACAGATTTTCGACGCGCAATTCAAGCGACTGCCGCAGGATCGAATCCGTGAAGTCCACGACCTGATCACTGCTGGCGACATCGACGATGACAGCCTCTGCAAGGAGATCCTGGTGGGCTGGGCTGGCATCACCGATGACAAGGGCGCGGAGATCCCTTACAGCGAGAAGACCCGCGACAAGCTGCTGCTGGTCCCGCTGGTAGCTGCTGCGATCGTGAATGCGTGGTTCGACAGCCTCGGTAAGGCGAAGAGAAAAAACTGAGAGAGGCCGCACGCTTCTGGGCTGGCGCCGATAACGACGACCAGGCCCAGAGCGATGCGGTCGCCCTCGGGCTGAAGCTACCCCAGCAGGCTCCTACTGAGTTTGAGGTGTTCCCGGAGAACTGGGAAGCGGTGTTGATGTGGATGCGCCTTGGAACGCAATGGCGCACCACGATGGACGGCATCCCGGGGCTGGATTACAACGTCCTTCTGGGCCCCGGGAAAATGTTTGATCTTTACGCTGTAGACAACGGCCGCGAAATGCTGGAGGACCTCCGGGTGATGGAAGCGACCGTGTTGGAACTGAGGGCAGGCAATGGCGCTTAACATGGACACAGCGCTTCGGATTGTCGCCAAGGTTTCAGGCCTTGGCGAGTTCAAAGCGCTTACAGATAGCCTCCAGAACGTCGAAGGCGCGTCAAAGAATGCAGGAAACGGCCTGCAGCAGACCGCAAACGAGTCGAACCGGGTTTCACAGGAAGCGAGCAAAAGCGCGGCCACGGTTAAGGCACAGGCAACAGCGCTGCAGAACCTGCAAACCAGAACCCGCGCCAGTGCCGCTGAGATGCGGCGCATGGGTGGTGATACGGCGATGCTGGGCGGTGCGGTGCAGAGACTGCGCGGCCAGTCAGTCGGTGTTTTCGACGGCCTGAGCGGCTCGGCAGTCAGCGCCTCGAACAACATTCGGCAGCTGCAGGTCTCATTGCAGCCGACCGAGGCGCAGCTGTCCAAGCTCCGCGGCGAGGTGCTGCAGCTCGGCGCGGCAAACACTCAAACCGAGCGGTCGATTGGCCAGCAGATCACCGCGCTAAAGAATCTGCGCAGCCAGGCGGAGGTGAATGGCAGCGTTTACAAATCACTGAGCGGAGACATCAAGCAGCTGCAAGCTGTCACGCAAGCGGCAACGGTGGCGGCATCAGAGCCAGGCATTCGCGGCCTGAAGATGCTGGCGAAGGTGTCTCAGGAGACGACCAATCAGCAGCAGAGCCATATGGCCAAGCTGAAGGGCGCGTTGACAACTGCCGGCGAGGGATACCAGGCACTGGGCCGTCAGATCGACAGCCTGCGCCAGAAGGCCGCTGGGCTGGACCTGGGCAAAGGGCTCAATATCACCCCGGGCAATGTCGGGAGCGGGGTGGGCGGCGCGGTGCAAAGCATCGTGCAAATGCGGCGCGACCTGGCCCGGTCAATGGCAGGCCGGGTGGTGCTGACCGGCGAAGGGTTGGCAGCTACCGGCGTGGCGGGCGCTGCTGGTGCTGGGGTGGCGTCAGGCCTGGGCGGGATGGCAGGCGGCGCGCAGGCAATCGCCGGGACCCTGGACGCGATTGCAGCGAAGGCTGCTGCGTTGCCCGGTGTGCTCAAGCCGCTGGGCGGACTGCTGGCTGATCCTGCAGCTGCAGCCGCTGCGGGTGTTGCGCAGTGGTCAGCATCGCTCACCGGCGCACAGGCCAAGCTGGCAGCGCTGTCGGCGCCGTTCGAGGCGATCGGCACGGCAATCAGCGCGATCGGCCCT